AGTAACAGGGACAAACTCAATCACTTCCTTCACCGCTACAGCATCCCCCACCAACATAACCTTTTCATCGGCTGCTATGGCATACGCTTGTCGGAAGAGCGTGAGCCCTTGTGCATTTGTATCTATCTCGTAAATGAATTCCTTGTCAAACACTTCGCGCACCCATACATAATCCATGATGCCCAAACTTACCTGGGCACGTACCAACCCCGTCAACTCTGTGTTGATGTCTTGATGGCTGAGCTCGTTTGCAAACATTGAAGAAATCTTACGGGTTAGCCTTTGGAGCACACCGGCCTTCTTGTTCGTATCCGCCGTTGCCCCAACCATGCTTGCACCACACTCCGAACATTTCATATCGGCGCAAGGTGTGCCCCGGTCATGGGCTGCCGTTGCCCCACATTCAGGACACTCACATGTGCCTGTCCCACCATCCCCTTGCTTGGCACCGCCTGTACCCTGTCCATCCCCGCGTGCGTTACGTGCAAGCCCTGCACCATCCTCCCAACTACATGCGCCTGTAGCATTGGGCAGCAACGCCAGGTGGTCGGGCCTATAGTTGCGCAAGGTGCCCGCGTATGCCTTGTCACCAAACTCGCCAGGTACCATGTCACATTCAGTAAAGAGTCCCGTGCTTACATCGATGTCTTTGTTGGCATGTATAGCCTCCAGTGTTTCGGGTGCCTTGGCTTTGCACTTGAGCACGTCAATCCAAGACTCGCCTTTCAGTGCTTTTACGGTTTCGTCCCAACGCACATTGAGGAGTATGCCAACTTCACATTCCTCAATTATTTCCGGGGTGTTGGCTGTTATGGGATTGCCGTTTGCATCCCGTGGGTGATCGCTCCCGGCATTGGCCGCTACAATAGGTCGCCCACACCATGACTGTGTAAACTTGGCCAACTCATCTTCGGTGTACAGGAAGTTGTTCCATACACCTTCGAAGATCAAAATAGTTGGAGCCACAAGGTAGTCAACCCCATCCATGCGGCGGAGCCCTATGTCGTCGGACATAAGGTGGCGCATGCTTTGGAAAGTGATACCTTCCTTTGGTGTGCCGTTGTTATTGAAAGCCAACATGGGGGTGCCGCCTGTACGTGGTGCCGGTCGTGCTGCACCGGTACCAAGCGCACCCTTGTTTGCCGCAAGGTCTTTTAGCCAACCTGTATCAGTCACACAAAATCGCAGGTAATCAGATTCGCTCTCGCCTTGTTTCCGCACACGTACTGTCATAATATACTCCTCATGCTAATCTTCCTCCCTTACTTCAGTTGAAAGAGAATCATCGCTTCCAAGATTACGAGATCCAAAAAGGACCCTATCCTTTGTTTCATAAAAAAGCTCATCATCAGGAACTACAACGGGTATGGCCATTAGAAAACCCCCACTTGTTCCACTGTCAAAACATCCACCTCTTTGGTACGCAGCTTCCCCGTGATGGCATCTTGGAAACTGACCTTCTCTTTCCCCATACCCACCACTTTGAATCTTCCCCCGACCAACTGCTCGCGATCAGTATCAAGGGCCATCCTATAGCCCGCCCCCGGCTTCTTTGGCCTTTGGCGCCACAGGCTCCGCGGGTATACGTACACCGGGCTTTGGCACACCTGCGGGTGTGGGCTTGCCGGTGATGCTTTCATAGAAACCGCGGCGAGTAAATGTTCCATCCTTGCGCACGTAGTCCCCACCAATGCTATCACGCGCATGCTTGGCATCATATTCATTTACAACGGCGCTTGGTGTAAGGGGCAAAGCACAACACCGACACTGTGGGTGCAATGGTATCAATTCCTCGATCTCGTCCAACGTAAATACCATCCCCTCCATGAAAGCACAATCCGGGCATACACGCTGGTCGCCCGCCGTACTCCACTCAGCCCGCACATGCACACCCTCAACCTGTGCTTCCCTGTATGTATTGATATTGGCTTTATGGTGTGCCCGGACAACTTCGGTGCGTGCTATGATGCGGGCACGGGTAACAGCACGCAAGCGGTGCCCACCTGCATCTACTATATCAAGTGTCTCACCTGACTTTTCAATCGCATCCACCAAACGGCGTGCAATAGCCCGTGGCCCATGTCCCTGTGCAAGCCCTGTGGCAAGTCTTTGGCTGATCGTTGTTTCCATCGCGGCCGTAACACCAACCAAATCACTGTACACCCGTGTGTATATGAGCCCAACGCTATCGGCATGGATGGGTGTGTTGAATGCACTTACGATACTGCGAGGGAAAAGTGGTTCGGGTATCACCTTGGCTTTTATCATTTCAGTATCGGCCCGCTTCATACCTCGCTTATAACCCCGGTCGATGTACACGTTGGCCCAGGCTACATCACCCACCACTTGCCGGGTGGTGCCCTCACCCAAACTGAAGATCTCTTGGTTAGCCGCGTCATGCAGCCATGCGGTGAAGCCCTTAACTTTCCCCGCATCCGTAGCAAAGCGCAAACTACCCACAGGCAACGCCGCGGCCAGTACCCGGAAATCGGCGTTTGAACCAAGGTCTCGTCCGTTTTGTACTAGATTAGCAGGGTTGGTATGGGTAGGGGGTGGCAGCAGCCCAAATACATCGTTTTCTACAATGCTAGTTCTTATCAATTTGGAAAGTGTTTTGTACCGGCGTGAGGCTTCCGCCGCAAAGGCCCGGCGCAGCATTGTGGTGTGTGTTGGGTCGCCGTTGGCCGCGTTGATGGATAGTGCCTTGTTGCATACATGGGGTACAGGTACCGCACCATGTTTTTGCACCAACACTTTATATCCCGCCGTGGCCATATCTATTTTCCTACTACATGCAATGTCTTGTCACACAACGCAGCAACCTTTCTTCGTAGTGCCTTTGGATGAACTCATACTGCCACCACTTCCGCTGTCGCCAGCTTACTTGCCGCCTTCTTAGCCGCGGCCTGTTGTTCATCAAACAATGCCCTTGCCTCTTCCAAATCCACAGCCTCGTCGGCCAGGCCCTCATTGCCAAGTTTCAAGGCTTCGTCTGCTTCCGCTTCCGTAAGCCCCAACACTTTGGTGAGGAACATTGTGGGTGGCAACAGTTCGGCCGCACCGCTTTCAACGTAGGCCTTCAATGTCTTGGCCTTGTACTCGGCAACCTCCGCCTGCTCCTTTGGTGATAAGGCCGCAAGCAAGGGCCACTGTATCACGTAATCGCCCCCGGCAGGTTTGGGTAATATTCCAACCTCGATAAAACGGTCAACCAGTTTACGCAACACCTCTGGCTCGGCAAAGTCAGTGCGACGTTCGTCCACCCGTGTGTTCCATGCCTGCACATCTTGGCTACTTGCCAACTCGCCGCGCTCGCTACCGGTAAGAATACGTTTGGGTATTGCCTTGGCGCCAGCAATCATGTCCATCTGCACATCAACAGCATCCCTCGGGCTGGAAATGTTTGGCGCCAGGTCCTTTATCTCCATCCCTTGCACTTTGAGCACACGGGTAAGTTTGTGCGTGTAGTTATCAATGGTATCATCCAAAGCATCAATCTGTGCCGGGGTCATACTAGCATCCTTGTCCATTTCCAACCCAAGGCCCTGCCAGGCACCACGCCAAAACATTTCAGCACTACCACCAAGCAACTTTTCCAAATCCTCCAAGCGGTTGAAGATACTCTCCAATACCGGTGTGCCAAACACGTTGCTCTCCAGCAACCCACCCGCCACATGCAGCACGCGACTATGGTGCACAAGCATCGTGCCACTTGCCGCGGTCGCATCCAGGCCACTCTGTGTGGGTGTGGTGGTCTTGCGATAGGTTGTGCTGCCCGGCGTACCCACGGCGCTCTTGCCTGCCACATCCTGCACATGTAGTTGGTACATCTCCGGCAGGCCAAAGCGGGGGTCCTTTGCATCCGTCACATAGGTTTTGATTGTTGCGTGCTCAAAGCTGTATGGCTGTAAGTACAACAAGCCCTTGCTCTTGCCTGCGGGCATTGTCATCTTTTCCTGTGCATCATCAAATCCAAGGAACAACACGGCGTACTGACCTATGCGGGACAACTTATCAACACGGGTGCAGTATGTAAAGATGTTAAGGGACTTGTGTAGGGCATCTACAGCCTTGTCAAACTTGGTCTTTGACTTAGGATCCTCGTCGTCGGTGATGATTGGTTTGCCATGCCATGTTGCATCAGGGTAAGCGTCTATGATACGCTGTGCTATATCCTGGCGTTGGTACTTGCGCAAGTAGTCAACATACGAAAGGGATGTCTTGTACCCCAACGCTTCATACAGATTACGATCGCCGCCATATGTTTCCCCAAGCTGCCGGGAAAGGAGGCTCCTTTGGCTGAGGGTGCTGTTGATAGTTTGCAAAGCATTGATGAAAGCACCCTGTTGTGTGGGGCTGAGGGAAGCCAACGCTGCGTTATGTGCGTTGGCCATCAACTGCTCTTTGTTCTTTTTACGTGGCATGATCTACAGCTCCAATATGAACCGTTCTATCTTTACCGCCGCCGTGTTCGCCAGGGCGTAGGGTGTTATCCCCGCGGCAAAGGAAAACAAACAAGACTGCCCATGCAGCAATTGTACAAATGGGTAAAACGTAGCGGCCACATCAATCCCAAGCTCCACATAGTTGGTGGCATCCTTATTGGTGATGATACAATAGCGTGGGGCAACTACGTCTTGCATAGCAATCAGCTCATGTGCTGCATTACCTATAATTTGAAACCCACCAGCACGACCCAGGGTTGTTTGGTCAGATTGCAGGCCGGAAAAGGATTTGCTTACTACATCGGTTCCGCCTGTTGCATTGTTCAGGCTTATGCTTCCGCTAATAGTTACTTCATCAGACATTTGATTGCTCCTTTATCCTAACAACACACGCAAGGCCATATGGGCCACCCACCCACCAACACACCCAATAAGAAACACAAACAGCACACACAAGGATGGACTTACCGGCTTGGGCTCTATGGCATCATCAACAAAGGATCGCCGCATCCACCCAGGAACGTCACCATTGGATGGCAGCGGCGGTGGGTTAGGTACCGCAACAGATCGCATACCAAAATCATTCACAAAAACCTGCTCCTGCTCTGACTTGCCAACGCCATCCGTCAAATGTAAGGGTACTTTGTTCACGTTACCGTCCCCACGTCCCTACATTGCCGCCAACCGCAATCGTCAGTTTGTTGTACGCGCCACTGCTAGCATCAACCTGGTCCTTGTATGCACCGGTTGGGAACTTCTCTAGTTCCTTGATGTAACCTTGGTCGCCGCCAACCCATTCACCCGCAACACAACTCACCGTACCCGTCTCAACTGCTATGCTAAATGGTTCCGCCCGTGTCTCTTTATCGCCCCGCACCGGCTCTTTGTATGCACTGTGTCCCGCAAGGCTTGCCACCGTACGCTCAGCACTTTCTAGGCCACCGCTACCCGGCTCCTGCTCAACCCAAACCTTTACCGTCCCGGCGCCGTACTTAACAGCATCCATCTCGGCCGTTTGCTTTATGATCTTTTCCCGCTTGGCATAAGACCATTGGCCCTTAACCACATCCTCAATGATGATGCGTTGGCTAGTCATAAGGTGCATCAACACACCGGCTGTCCGGGCACCGCCGTCCTTGGTGCCTGCCTTGTCCCAATAACGTACAGACTTTTCTACAAAGTTGGGGTTGATGGTGGTACCGGGTGGTACTATGGCAATCTCCTCAACCTTGAAAATACCACCACCACGTGGGTTGGGGCGTTGCTGTTGCTGCCCGGCTTTGGCGTACTCACCCATACGGCGTTCCAGTCGGGCTTGGCTGTCCTCGTCAAAACGACCGGGGTTAAGTAATTCCCCTTCGGTAGTGCGTGGGTCTTCAAAACCTATACTGGAACGTGTCTTATCCTCACCGCGCTCGTACCTGGCCGGTAGGCATACATGGTCCCAATCCACATACTCTTCCGCATTGTTTATAATATGCCCGCATAGGTCTTGGTCATGTAGCCGCTGCATAATGATCACAAAAGCACCCATGGCCGGATCGTTAAGCCGTGAGGACATAGCTTCATCCCACCACAACAAACAAGCCTCACGTTTGAGTTCCGATTCACCTTCCATGGTGTTGTGCGGATCATCCACCACAATAATGTCACCACCCTCACCAATAAGCTGGCCACTAACACTGGTGGCTATGCGGTAGCCCATTTGGCTGTTGTCGTATCGTACCTTGGTGTTCTGATCGCCTACCAACACCAGGTCGGGTTGATACTCCTGTAGGAGGCATTGATAGCGATCACTGTAAAACAGACGTCGGGCACGCACGTTGTCCCGCTTGGTAAGGTTATGCGCATAGCTAGCAAAAAGCCACTGGCGTTCAGGGTTTTGTAGCCAATCCCACATGGGCCACAGCACGTCCACAATAAGGGACTTGGTATGCCGTGGCGGTACATTGATCATCAGCCGCTTGATCCTGCCGTCACTTACGGCCTCCAAGTGGTCGCACATGGCTTCCAAATGAAACCCATCTACAAACGGCTTGCTCTCAACGTATTGCCAAAGCTGCCTCACGAAATGATGCAAGCTGACTTTGGCGAGTGCTAATTCCACCTGCGCCGTCGTCATTTGCGTCGCCGCTTGTTGCAGCTTCGGCGGTAATGTTGTGCAGTTGTTCAAGTTTATCCCTATCCAACTTTGTAAGGTCCAACACATGCTTGTGTTCAACCTCAACCTTGCCCACTACTTCTTGCCTTTGTACGTTCTTCCAATCGTCCGGTTGTCTGTTGCATAACCAAAAACATGCGGCCGCCACATCGGCGTGAACCTTTTTGGTGGTAACAACCTTTTTAAATCCAAGCACCAACTCCGTGGTGGCTTCCTTACCACTGCCTTTCTTCTGTTCGATGTAATAGGCACCATCGGCACCCTTACCAACTAACATGATTCCCTCTATGCGAACCTCGTCATATGTGTAACCCTTGGCCCGGTCTAGTATGCCGTGTTCTACCTGGGTGCTGCCGTACACACGTCGTCCCTTTATTATAGCATCCGCAAACTCCATGTACCGAGCCTTCCAGTTCAAGATCGTCTGTGGGTCGAACCCCAATATACGAGCAAGCTCATTTATACCCGCACCGCAACAAGTAATCTCATATGCAGCGGCAGGGTGTAGGTCAGCTATGTACTTACTGTTAATAGGTAGCCCGGTCTTTTTACTGATGGAAGAACGCTTCCTTCTATGGGTGGCTTTCCCACCCGTGTTACATGGTAGTACCTCCGGGGTCAAAGTTGGCTTACGCCTTGGCATGGGGCACAGTATTTTGGTTGTTGGATGTGTTGTACAAGCATTTATATTTGTGAGTATCTTTATGAGTAGTTGAATAGGTGTTCATTTAGCCTTTGTTTGCAAGGGTTTTCAAGTGTTGGGGGATGTTGTAAAAAAGATCGGGATATTTTGCATTTAGGGGTGGACAAGAGTTTAAGAATAACATATTCTTAATATCACAATGAGGTTAGCAACCACCAACACGGCGAACACAAACACAGAAAGCGGGGAACGAATGAATGATGCAACTACAGCAACAATGACAAAACAACAATACATCAACGAGCATCCACGGAGCATGTTGACAATAGCCCTACAAGAAAATGATTGGCCAGATAATCAACCCATCGAAATCATCGGCGGGCTTCTTGCGCCGGACAACAAGTGCTCAAATCTTTACAAAGCACTAACACGATCAATACTCCATCAACACGAAGTTGGTGGACACAGACGGTATGGACCTGATGGTTGGATGATAGCAGTAGCATAACCCCACACCGATGGCACATGACAAAACACGTAACTTTGAAGCGGAGTGTGCAGCGCAGGAAGATGCAACAGATTGCCCATTATGCAAACTGGGCTTCAAACCAAAACTGATGAGGCAAGTTGCCGAAGTGGACACAGATGGGAAACCAACCGGACGCTATGTGATGATAGAACAAAAATACATCACAGCCCTTGCCACCCTACAAACCCACATGGCAGCCGGTGCATGGCACAAAGCCTTGGCGCTTGCCTCGGGGTGGCACCGGTTGGGTGAGCACAAGGTGGCCATACAACAGGCACACGCGGCCCACATGAACCCCAACCTCTACAAACAGCTTGGCAAGGACCCCGTGGCGTTGGTTGCGGCCGGGGTGGCGGCACTACAGGCACGATACGGCGAACAGAGGAGGAACAAGTAAGTAATGGACATGCGCAACTACAAAATGACAATGAGGAGGAACACGAACATGGCAGCACATGACAACACAAGCATGGGCGCAAAACAGATTGATAGTGCCAACATGCCATTAACACACATCTGTATGGGCAGCATCGTTTGGCTGGATGCGGCCAAGTGCCTGGTGGTAAAAATAACACGCACACCCGGCGCTGGGCAATCCGATTTGAGCTATGTTGACTTGGATGACATGCACCTGTACGCAGGGGACGTGAAAACAATCAGCCTGGACAACACAGCAACCATCCCCCTACTCGCCAATGTGGACGTGGGTGAATTAGTAACCGCTGCACACAACCTGGGTGACCGCGGATTCTACACCCTTGCCGCACTGTTGTGTGACAACATAGGCTCACTCAACCCCGACCCGCAATGGGCCCTACGTTGGCAAGGCAAAGCTGACGAATACTTGGTACAGGAGAAACTACAGAAAGAACTGACATAAAACAGCCCACTAAATTGGTGGGTTGGGTTTGCACAACGTGTGGAGGCGATAACATGCGGACGGCATTAGCAATATGGGCCTTGGTGGTAATTGTTTGGTATGCGCGGTATCTATACACGATTTACAAAAACCGTGTGGGTAGCAAACTGTGGTGGCGTGCACGCAATACAAGCTTCCAAGACCCAGATAGAAAGATGGGTAACGATAATGAAGTGCCATTGGATGATATACGAGTTCCCCGACAAGGCTGTCAAAGAGCGGTTTATCGGGGAGTGCAAAGCAAGGGATCAAAACTGGAAGATGTTGTTGAAGAACCTCATGGCCGACTACTTGGCCGAAGCTGAAAAACAAAGAAAGGGCTAACCATGCCAAGGCGAAAAAAGACACAGACAGAGATGTATGAAGAACATGAAGGCATTATGTTCACACTTGCTTGGCGCTATGCGCGGGGTTGGGGCAAAGAGTTTGATACATGCCTATCAGAAGCAGGGCAAGGCTTCCTGCGAGCATATGCCAAATGGGATGGTGTGCGACCTTTTGGCACATACCTTTGGCGGGTTGTGGACAACGGGCTCAAGAACTACATCAAGAAAGAGATGCGCCTGGCCGACAAGGAAATGGCCTCGGGGGATGTACCCGAAGCAATTACAGGTGTGCATGCCGGGCGCTTGGCTGAACTGCATGACATTGCCACAGGGCTTACACCACGCGCTCAGGTAATATGTGCAATCCTGTTTGGTGATACGGCAAAGGTGCTTGGTTTGGTTGGTGGTGAAACAAGCCACCAACTCCGAGCCAAAGTAGTTGACCACATCAAGTACACATTAGGCATCCCCAACCACAACAAAACATATGCCGCATTTGATGAAATAAAGGAGGCGTTGCTGGCATGATTATGGATTACGTAGAACTACACAAAGGCATGCGGGACTATTGGTGCCGCAGTACCAATGAGGATTGGCACAAAGCCGAAGGTAATGAATGGCGTTGGTGTTGGAACAAGGAAAGGAAAAAAAGATAATGCCCTCTAGAATCGAACTGGAACTGTTCGTGAAGAAGTACATCCCGAAAGGATGGGTTGGTCCGATCGAGGATTTTGATTTTGCACCCTACTTTTCAGATGACGCATTTCAGGATGTACTGGAAGGCAAGATTCCAGAAGGCAGACG